GACATCCTCTGGGACAAGACGTACATCGACCCGATCACCGGCGAATACATCCAGGGCCTGCAGGACAACGTGCCCGAGGGCATGGCCGAGTGGAAGGACACCTGGATGGAGGGCCGGTTCAGCAACCGGTCCCGGCTCAAGCTGCAGGGGTACTTCCAGTCCGGCCAGGACAAGTCCGGGGTCGGCACCTCGTACCAGGACTACACGATCACCGAGCTCGCGCTGTTCACCCGGGAGGATCCGATCCCCCGGCTCATGCCGATCCTCGAGAACCGGGCTGAGAACAAGCGCCTGATGGTGGTGAGCACGCCGCGTGGGAAGCGGCGCAACCCGCTGTGGCAGCTGATGGAGTCCATGAAGGACAACCCGGAGGCGCAGGTCATCGTCCGCACGATCGACGACCTGAACGAGATGATGCGCAAGGAGGGCCTGCCACCGGTCCTCACCTATGACGAGCTCGAGCGGATCCGCGAGACGTACCTCCGCCGCTTCGGCAACGACCGCATGTTCGAGCAGGAGTACCACGTCTCCTTCGAGGAGATGGACGCCGCGGCTGTGTACGGCGAGGCGTACATGAAGATGGTCGAGGACAAGCGGATCCACGACTTCAACCCCGATCCGGGCTACCCGATCTACGTGGTCTTCGACATCGGATCATCCGGCATCCAGTCGGACGCCACCGCATGGATCGCCTTCCAGTGGATCAACAGCCGGCTGTTCATCTACGACTGCGGCGAGGGCCACGGCAAGGCACTGCCCGACTACGTGGACGACCTGCAGGTCAAGCACTACTTCAACAAGATCGGCCAGCTGATCCTCCCGTGGGATGGCGAGCACCACGAGAAGGCGGTGAACACCACACCGGCCGACATGATGCGACAGCGGTTCCCGAACGTCGCAGTCCTGGCCAAGAGCAACAAGGTGTTGAAGATCCCGAACTCCAGATCTGGAGACTTCTCCCTGATCACCGACATCCAGCAGACCCGGATGACGATGTACAACACCATCGTCCACGAGACCAACTGCCAGTGGTTGCTCGAGTGCCTGGAGAACTACAAGTACGAGTTCAACACCCGGCTCCAGATGTGGACACAGCAGCCGGTGCACGACAAGTACAGCCACATGATGGACGCCCTGCGGTATGCGGTGCAGGCCATCAAGGAGCTGGACTTCTTCGGCAACCGATTCTTCGACGACGGCGGGAAGGTGGCCGCCGTGTCCTACGAGGAGGACTGGACAGGGGTGTGGGCATGAAGACCGTGACCATCCGGCAGGCGCTGCAGCATGTGGTCGACAACCCCGAGCTCAAGACCGACGTGCTGCTCGACGTGCACGTCCACGAGCTGGTGTCCCGCACGCTGTTCGAGATCGCCAACGGCGTGCAGGTCAGCGAGCGCAGATCGCTGGCCCGTGCCAACGTGGCGCGCACCATGATCTTCAACCGGCTGGTCGGCCGGCGCCGAGCAGGCTCGCACCCAGCCACGGCCAAGCGCGTCGAGGTGGAGTTCGTTCCCCTGGCAGGAGAGCTCGATGACTGAGGTCGTGCCCGTCCGCAAGTACCGCCGGGAGATTCCGGAGGATCACCGAGCCAGCCTGGACACACGGCTGCAGTGGCTGTGGATGCAGCGGTTCGGCACGGTGCAGACCGTGTACAGCCACAGCCCGGACATCCTCGATGTCACGGCAGCCACGCTGATCCTGCAGGCTGTCATGGCCCGCGACCTCAAGAGCATCCAGCAGCTGTTCCAGCGTCTGGAGGGTGGCGCCCAGTTCGATCGCACCCTGCTGGACCAGGAGGCTGTCAGGATCTGAGGTCGCGGAGACCCATCCTGCGCCACCGCTGGGCCTCGGGCCGCTGACAGACCAGGCACCGGCACTTCCGTGGCTTCGAGGCGTGGTCATACGCATCCGTGTCTGGCCTCGTCTCGGGCCAGGAGCGGGCCGCCAGCGGCAGGAGATCCAGCGGGAGGAACCAGACGCCACCCCTGCGCTCAGCGCCCGCCACAGGCGGCTTCCTGATGGCGTACGCCCGGTCCTCCTTGGCCTTCGGCTTGTACCTGGTGCCGTTGGAGTAGACCCGGGTGCCGTCCTCGAGCACCTTGATCGGGTGGTGGGTCACGGGTAGAGCGTCCCCTCCACGTACTCGGCGTACAGCGTCAGCGTCTGCGGCCGGTGCCGCCGGATGTAGTAGCCGGGCTTGACCCGGTACGCCTTGGGCACCTTGCGCCCCATGATCCAGGTCATGTAAGGCTTGCCGAAGTAGAACTCGAGGATCCTGTTGATCTTGCGCAGGTCGCTGCGGTAGTTCTGCTTGCCCGGGGCGAGCGGCGTCTTGTCCTTCATGGCGTCCGCCACCCTGATCCCCGTCGCCCACTCGTAGATCATGGCAGCGGACACCCGGTGCCCGTGCTCGGGCGAGAGGTTGCGCAGGAACTTGCGAGTCTCGCGCTCCCACTGCACGAGGTGCGGGTTCTCCCTGATCAGGAACTTGTCCTTGGTGAAGGGCATCTTCGCCCTCATCTCATCTGGCAGAACCAAGGAGTCGACGCGCTCCGACGAGGGCGCGTCGGCTGCCGTGGACGGGAGCCGACGCTTGTCAGCCTCCTCCTTCTTGAACCGCTTCTTCAACTCCCTCTCGGTCGCAGACAGGAGCGACGTCTCATCGTTGATCATGGCTGCGAACGTACCACAAAAAAGAGAGAGGGCCGCGGCCAATGGCCACGACCCCCTCTCAGATCACTCGTCCTCTGGACCCCGCCCAGCCTTGATCGCCTTGCCGACCAAGATCCCGAACCCGAATGAGAACGCCATGTACAGCAGCACGACGAGCACGGCCTTGTCGGACATGTCAGTTGTACTTCTGGACGTTGGCCACCAGCTTGTCGGCCTCGGCCATGTCCAGCCCCAGCTGCGTGGCACGGGTGTGCAGCGCTTGCTCCCAGCCCGGCACCTGCGCCAGCTTCAGCTGCTGGCCGATGGCGAACAACGTGTTGTTCCGCCGGCCTGCCGGGATGGGCTTCTTCAGATCCTCGAGCAACGTGTTCTGCATGATGAGCACTTCCTCCTGATCGTCCCCTTCGAGGACTCCAACGATTGCCGCGGTCTGCGCGGCGGCAGTCTGCTGCTTCTTGCGCAGCCGGTCCTTCAGGTGAGCGGGCAGCTCTGCGATGTTCCGCCCGTTCCACCTCTGCACTCGGTGGTGGTACACACACCCGGTCGCCCGGATGTCCACGCCCTGCTCGATCGAGATGCGATCGGAGAACTCGGCGAAGCCGAGGATCGGATCCCACTCGTCGTCGCTCGTGGCATAGAACAGGTGGTACCCATCACCGCTCTTGCTGGTCTCAGCCAGCGTGAACGGCAGCATGCCGAGCTTGCCGACGTGCTTCAGGCCACCGTTCTTGCCGTCGATGTCGATGCAGATGACACGCATCGACCTCATCACGAAGGCGAAGTTCCACCTGTTCTGGTTGAACCCGAACACGATGGGGGCAGCCCTGAAGTTGCCCTTCGTGTACCGCTCCATGAATCCCGGCCCGCTGTCGCTGGTGAGTCCCCAGCCCGGGTCGGTCTTGCCATTCGGCCACGCCTTGACCAGAGCTGGCCCGTTGGGACCGGACAGCTCCGCACCCTCGAACTGCCAGGGCACGGCGTAGTCGTGGTCATACCTGTCAGTCGCCCACCATGACATCGTCATCCACCTCCGCTCGCTGCGCAGCCAGCAGGTCGAGCGCGTCCTGGGTGAACCCAGTGACCACGCGAACCTTGGAGGGGTGTGACTTGCCAGCCACCCGCTTCGACCGACGCTCCGACAGGAGCACCGGACGGAACAGCTGGGCCACCGCCACGGGATCCCACACCGACAGGTCGTTCAGCTTCAGGCGCCACGAGCTGAACAGCTTGGTCAGCTCTGCGAACTCCATGCCGAGCAGCGCAGCCTCGGCACCCAGGGGGTCAGTCTCCTCGACGTGCATGAGGAACTGCATGGCCATCGAGTTCTCCTCCATGTGCTCCAGCTGCAGGTCGAACGACCGTGCGGTGGGAGCCAGCTTGGCCGCCGCCTCATCCTGCTTCACGAAGTGATCCATCAGCAGGGAGAGGAACGCACCGAGGTACTCCTCGGACAGCATGCGCTTCTCGAAGTCCGAGTCGACCGGGTACTTGTTCGGGAACCAGAACCTGACCAGCCGTGCCTGCAGTGCCGAGGACTTGTCCTTGGACTTGGGCTCCTGGTTCAGACCCTCGACGAACAGAGCGTTGGTCCTGACCGTGGCGAGTGTGCTGGAGTAGAGCTTGCGAACACCCACCTCCTCGCCCGTGATGATGGACTTCTCGGTGCCCGAGTCCTTCAGGTACACAGCCATCCCATCGAACACGATGTTCAGCAGCTTGCTGTTCAGGTCGAACAGGGCTGGTGACTTCTCGCTGAGATCCTGCCGGGAGATACCCGAGCAGTTGCTGCGTCCGAACACGGAAGCCAGCATCTTCATCAGCACGGACTTGCCATTGCGTCCGTTGCCGATGAGCAACACGTACTTGCCCGCCGACCAGTCGGGGTTCAATGCCGTGGCCAGGTGGTTGAGCAAGGACTCCACCTCGGTCGGCTCGTTGCCGAGCCAGTTGTTCAGTACTTCTCGTACCTCAGCCTTGATCTTGGGATCTTCGTTGAGGACTGGTGACAGCAGGTTCGGGTTGAACGAGCCGTCGGGATCGTGCAGCTTGCCGTCAGACTTCAGGGTCTTGAGACCTGTCAAAGTCTTGACCAGCAGGGAGGACGGACTGTAGTGATTGTCCGCCTCGGGATGCTGTGATGCCTGGACCACCTTCATGTAGAACGACTGCAGCTGAGCCTCGCTGTCGAACAGCGTGTCGAACTGCGCGCGTGCCTTGCGCATGACGGCCTTGTGGTCCATCGGCTTCCAGCACTTGCGGTCATCTGTTGGGATGACCGAGTCGTCCTCCGTCTCGTAGTCCATTGGTGCGTACAACCTGTCCAGGTAGTACACGTACTCGAAGCTGGTCGCCAGAGTCTCAGACTCCTGTGCCAGCTGCTGCTTGTTCTTCAGGTTAGCCACTGCTTCCTCCTCATATGGTCAATGGATGTGGCGGTCGGCCCCGCTAGGAACCGACCGCCACCGTTCAATCAGAGATCTCGAGCATGCGGGTGAGACGATTCTGGAAGTCATCGAACTCACTCTGGGTGAGCGATGGATCTGCCAGTCGTTCGTACAGCATGTCGATGACCTCTTGCTTACTTGCCACGCTCTCCTCCTTAGTCACGCCAGCCGGGTGGCTAGCCCCTCCCCGGGGTGACTCAGACGGGAGCAAGGCGGTACACCTTCTTCGCCGTGGTGGAGACGAAGTCCCCGCGCGGCATGATGCGGCCGATCAGCTGACGACGGAGTGCGTCATCCTCTGTGTCGTCCACGATCAGAAGGGTGTCGCACACTCGGTCCAATCCGTCAGTGCCGGTGGCGAGTGTGGCTGTCCCGATCAGGATGTTGTGCACCCTGGCTCGGAACTCTTGGATGATCGTCTCCTTCAGGAGCTTGGGCGTGTCACCCGTGACCATCGCATATCTCAACCCAGCCCTGTCCAGTGAATAGGCCAGAGCCTGGGCGATGGCTGAGCGGTTGCAGTAGACGAGCACGGTCTTGTGCTTGAACAGCACATCGAGGATCGGACCCTCGAACACCTCCGTTCGGATGTGGCCGTCGTCTCCCACCAACCCTTGGTACCTAGCAGTGTGCCTCGCTTCCATGATTGACCCGATCATCTTGTGCTTGCGACGGTCATACCCGTACTCGATCAACTCGTCGGGCAGGTCCTCGCTGTATGGGATGTCCTCGATCTGGTAGACCAGATCATCCGGCAGGTGATACACCCCCGGCAGGGCAGCGAGGTAGCTGGCTGCGTCCGGATACCGCAGGAACCCTGTGACAATGGGCTCCATCCCGAACGGATTCTGCTGGGTGGCACAGTTCTCGTAGATGAACTGGAGGTATCCACCCTTGCAGGAGTTCGGGTCCAGCACATGCTGGATGCAGTAGCACCGCTCGGCGTCGTTGTAGTTCGGCGTCGCCGACAGCATGATCAACGGTGCCTTGAGGTGCCTGGCCAGCGTGTCGAACTTCCGCCACCCCTTGCCCTGCTGACCACCGAACAGGTGGAACTCGTCAGCGATGATGGGCACGGTGCGACTGAGCTTCGTGTCCGGCATGCGGAACTTGGCGTGGCTCATGCACACGATGTCCATACCCAGGCTGGCAGCCAGGTCCATCCACTGCCGGTGGGTGGACGGTGGCGAGATCACCACCGTGTAGGTGTAGCCCATCTTCCGGATCCCCAGCATGGCAGTCAGTGACTTGCCTGCCCCCGTCTTGTAGAACAGCAGCGCACGCTGAGGTTCTGCCAGATTGGGTACGTCATCCAGGAAATTTTCCTGGTGATCGAACAGCACTGGGTGGTCAGTCATGAGCCACCCGCCACGGCCTGCCCTCGAGATGATCCCTTACCACTTCGGCCATGACCTTGTTCAACTGCGGGTCCTTCACCATCCCCAGCAGGGCGATACGCCCCGCCGATCGCAGGTCCTGGTGGTGTGTGACTGTCGGCCACGACCAGACACCGAACACCTCCATCAGGGACTGAGGGATCACACGCTTGATCCCCTGGTTGGGCAGGACCTTGGCCTCGGGCAGAGCCCGGCGAAGGTTCGCCTCAGCCTGCACCATGCGCTGGTCCGAGTCCAGCTTCAGCCGCGGCGTGTACTTCTCGATGAACACGAACTGCTTGGCCGGCCGGCTGGCGTGGTACACCCAGTCCGACACGGCCTGCGCATCGTCACCCGGGATCACCGTGTGCTCGACGTGCAACGTCCTCAGCATGGGCCTGAACACGAGG